CTATCTGGAGGCGATGGCCTCGGTTAAGGTGATCGGCATCGATAAGAGCGGATATTGCGTATTAGACCCCCAGAAAATCCCCATGGTGGGATCGATTGTGATCAAGGGCATCCTGGGCGAACTGCGCGGCAAGGCCGGGATGCCGCCTAAGCAAAGAGCGCCGTACCGAACTAAGAAGCGTATGGCTCAACACCCACAGCAAACACTGTAAGACCAGCCAACCGGGGGCATTCTATGGATCAGGAACAGCGGGAACGCAAACTACGCCAAGAGATACACGGCCTCAGGGTCAGGAAGTTCCACTGGCCGATTGAAGCTTTCAAGTTCATCATGAACGGCATGGGCTACGGCGAATCGCTCAGAGCCCTATCTGAGGACAAGCTGCTCGAGTTCAAGGCCATCCTGCTCAAATACCGCAGTCATGGCCGGCCACTCGAATACAACTACGACAAGCAGGGCAAGTACATGCACGCCCTGATGAAGCAAGCCGGCTGGAGCGAGTCCCGGCTGCGGGCATTCATGCTGAAAAACTATTCCAAAAGCCACTGGAACCTGCTCACCAAGAAGGAGCGCAGGGCGGTTATCGCCATGTTCCAGTCCTACATCAAGAAACAAGAGATCACTCAACCACCAAATAAACAAGACAATCCTAAGGAGGATGCAAATGAGTAAAGCGAGCAAGCCAGTCAAAGAACGCACCTTAACCGACGCTCAAGGTAGGGAAATCCCCGTGAAGGTGCTGCACACCGAAATAGTGGAAAAGGACACTGCGGTCAGGAAAGCGATGCAATGCGCTTTGAAACTGCAGGAACGTATTGTCTCCGACAAACAGAAGATGATCCAGATCATCGAGAACTATCTGAACGACGCCGCCCGCAGGAATGGCCTCGAGTGGAAGGGCAACGCCCTGCTGGTCAGCTTCGATGAAAAGTACCGCATCGAGATGCGCTTTAGAGAGAAGATTCAGTTCGGCATCGAGCTTCAACTCGCCAAGCAGAAGATCGATGAATGCCTGAAAGCCTGGTCTGCCGACTCCAGTGACAACCTCAAGGCCATCATCAACGAAGCCTTCCAAGTCGATAAGCGGGGGCAATTGGCACGCTACCGCATCTTCGCCCTGCGCAGGTACAAGATCAAGGACCCGGTCTGGAAGGAAGCGATGGAACTGATCGACAAGGCCATCCTGGTCACCTCCACCAAGCAGTACATCTCCTTCTCGGTAAGGGACGAGGCTGGTAACTACCACAGGGTCGTGCTGAACTTCAGCGCCCTTTGATACAGTATCATCCTGATACATCCTGATTTGATAACAGCAATGGAGTAGAAATAATGGTATCAACAAAGATGAATGCGGCAGAGGAGACAATGAGCATATTCAACAATGATCGTAACTATCGGCCCGATGAAGTAGCTTCCACGCTCCGGGTCAGCCGTAACACGGTATATCGCTGGATCAGGGATATACTCGATCCTCTGCCCGCCTTTAGAACCAAGGAAAACGGACAGCTGCGCTGCTCCGGCAAAGACCTCAACCTCTATCTGCAGAAGCACAAGGTACGCCCCGAGTATGAGTAACAGCCATGAGTTCCGCATCAAGCGGGACAACTGCAGGGAAGCCTATCTGAACGGCAAGACCGATCCCACTGAGTTGGCGCTGATCTTCGGAGTTTCCAGCATCACCGTCCGTAAGTGGATCAAGTCCGGCAAATGGGACGAGCTGTTCAAGGAAGAGCGCAAGCTCGACCATGAGATCAACTTGGCCCGCAAGAAGGCGCTCATCCAGGCGCTCCGGGAGTATGCCAAGAACCCGGCGGACACTGCTCTGCAGAGCCTCGTCAGCCTGATCAGGCAGAATCAGAAGGACGCTGAGCCTTCCAAAGAGTTGAATGACTATATAGTCCGCTTCCTGGATCAGGTGACCGACTTCATGATCGAGAAGGGCTATGAGACTCTGCTGAAACAGTTTCAGAGTATCGTGCTAGATCTTGCCGAGTACTTGCGAGTCAGAAATGGATAGACACATGGTTACCTCCAAACACACCAGCCAACCTACCCTCCAACGAGTGGAGCTATTCCCTCCGGCTCCACGACATCCTGCCTGCCTGACAGCGGAGCCGATCCCCCTGGCTCCGCTGATCCTTCCGGAAAATCGGGGTCCCCTACCAACAGCTTGCCGGGGGTTGGGGTTGATACCCGGTTATGCCTAAGAAGTTCATTCAGCGGCATAACAAGGCTCTGACGGAGATCGCATCCAAAACGATCTCCGTCTTGCCTTTTATAGACGATAATCCTGAAGCCAGGGCTGAGAGGATCAGGCGCACTACCGGATCAGGATGGGATGCCTTCTCGTTCTTCTGCCATACCTACTTCCCGCATATCTTCCCGCTACCCTTTTGCCCAGCGCATGAGACCATGTTCGATGAGACTGACAAGGGCTCAGGCATCATCGCCATCACCGGATTTCGTGGGCTGGGCAAAACGGTACTCATGGGAGTGGTCTATCCCATCTGGATGATCATCCAGGGTGAACGCTACGTTATCCATACAGCCGCTGACATAGACCTGGCACAGGAACGCACTGCCTTTACCTTGCATGAGCTGCGGAACAACAAGCGGCTCACCATAGACTATCCGGAGCTGCGGCCCGTGGATGCCTTTGATCTGGACTTCTATCTCAAGAACAAGGCCAGGATACGAGCCAGAAGCATAAAGCAGAGTCATAGAGGCACCATCAATCCCAAGACTGCCAAACGGCCCGGGCTGATCGTCTGTGATGATATTGATAAAGAAGAGAATATGGGCAACCAGTCCATCGGCAAGAGACGCATGGAAAAGATTACTCAGGAGCTTGCCGGTGCATTATCTCCGGAAGGTAATGGCAAGATTGTCTGGCTTGGTAACCTGGTGCATCCTAACTATGCGATCTGCCAGTTTCAGGAGCTGATATTGGACGAACTACGGGTTGAAAACCCAGATCTGGATACAAGGTCGGTTCTGAAAACGCACCAGAAAGCAATATTGCGCTTCTCGCTCGAAGATCGGCAGGGCAAGTCAATTTGGGAGGCTCAATACTCCACTGCCACCCTGCCGAATCTGAGAGCCAAGTTCGGGCATACCGGATACCAGAGGGAGATGTTGGGACAGCCAGTGATCGAAGGGAACATCTTCAAAAACCACTGGTTCACCAAGTATAGAACCTTGCCAGAGCCAAGTAGAATGAAGCGGGTCTGGCTTTATGCCGATCCCGCCTGGGGAGAGAAGGGCTGTTACAAGGCCATCATCTCCATAGGCTATGACGGCAACAGGTTCTATGTGATTCACGTCTGGATACGGCAGACCGAGAACACCAAGTTCTTCAGATACTACTATGATGCCTATCAGGAGCTGGATCGAATCTACAGAGTGAAAGCCAGAGCAGCCTGTGAGACCACCTATGGTCAGGCACGTATCCTGGCTGACTTCGATCGGTGGGCACAGGACAATCGTCTGCCACCCATCAGTCACAGAATCAAGCGCATCGATAACAAGGACAACAAGAACCTCCGCATCGAGAGGACCGAGACCATCATCGAGACCGCCAAGGTACTCTTTCCGGAGGGGCAGGATACACCTACCTTGATCTCCCAATTCCTCACTTATCCTGACGGCTACATCGATGGCTGTGATGCTCTGGCAGGCTGTTTGGAGAGGTTCTCGGAATACGATATCGGTAGGAATAGAGTGAAGGTACGGAGGTTCGTCATTCCATCGTAGGATGGAATCCAGTTATGACATACTACGATAAGCTCATGCTTGAGTATTACCGGGTCCTCAACAATGCCTGGAAGGCCGAGATCAAGGATGCTGCCAGACTTGCCATCCAAATGCTGAGTGACATGCCAAGGGCAGAGAAGCTCAACAAGGACTCCATAGATAAGCTTATGGGCATCATCAATACTCAGCTTGGAGATGACTTCGCAGCACTGGTCAATGAGCCCACCAAGGCGATAATAGACCGCTGTGTGCGCCTCGGACTGAGGGACACTCAGGTGCAAGCCCCGACCAAGACCAGCATCGGGCTCTGGGGCATTGAAGATCAGCATCTATCATCCACCATTCAGAAGCAGCAGTTGTTCTGGATCGGTAATCACTTCGATGCAGACATAAGGCAGAACTTTGCCGATGTCCTCTCCAAAGCCATAGAACAAGGCTATACCAAAGAAATGCTGGCTAATACCCTCAAAGAGCAGTTCAATGACCTTGCCAACCGATCACCCCACTACTGGCAAGGACTGGCAGAGCATACAGCCCTGCGCATCAGGGAATTCGGAAGGCTGCAAGGCTACAGGAAAGCCAAGGCCAAATACTACAAGCTCGTGGTGATCCTGGATGACCGTACCAGTGACATCTGCCGTGCTCTGGCTGCGCAGGATAAAGTCTATCCACTCAACGATGCCCTGGAAGTGATGGACAAGCTTATGGCCCTGGATACCAAGTCCAACAGCCCGGACAATGCCAGAGACTATATTAAAGCCTTAGTGCCATGGATCAAAGATGATCAGATAGAATACGACTCAGAAATGAAACCTGTAGGCGTATCAGGAGCGCATACTCCGTTCCCGCCGTTTCATTGGAAGTGTAGGACTATGACGGAGATTTACGAATGTTGTTGACAAAAACATCGCTAGTAATTATAAGAGGAACGTTTGAGTTTTACCTCGTTGTCCAAGGTGAAAAATAAATGGAGAAAATCTCTTTCTTAGACCTATTTGCTGGTTGCGGTGGCTTGTCTGAGGGATTTATCAGACAAGGGTTTCAGCCTATCGCACATATCGAAATGGACCCTGCTGCGTGTAACACGTTAAAAACTAGACAGGTGTACCATTGGTTACGAGAGAATGATGCTATAGATGAGTACTACAAGTATTTAAAGAAAGAGATAACTAGAGCTGATTTGTACAGATTAGCCCCATCAAGCATTACAGAAGCCGTTATTAATTCCGTGATTTCAGAAAATACAATAAAAGAACTATTTGTGTGTGTTGAAAAAAAACTATGTGGTAAACAGCTTGACTTGATTGTTGGAGGTCCACCCTGTCAAGCATACTCTCTCGTTGGCCGTTCACGTGATAAGAATAGAATGCTGACCGATAGCAGAAACTATCTTTATCTTTTTTATGCTCAGTTTCTGAAACGTTTCAAACCAAAATACTTCATATTTGAAAACGTTACTGGACTCTTATCTGCAAAAGACGTAGATGGAAGTAAGCACATCGATACTATGACAACTCATTTTAAAACTTGTGGTTATACTACAGAACATAGAATCCTTTCCGCTAACGAATATAATGTCCCGCAGATGCGTAAAAGAGTAATAATTATTGGTAAGCGGGGTTCAACCAACTTTAATTTTCCAAACATCCCTAAAAAACTGTGGAACGGTCAAGTATGGGATATACTAGGTGATCTACCGAAACTAAATGCGGGAATGGGAACGTGGAGTGACGTTAGTAAGACTCCCCCATTGACACAACATATATCTCGAAGAAATTCAGAAAGAGATTTAGCTATATATAAACTCGTAGTTGAGAAATGGAATAATTTCCGTAAAAGAGTTAGCTATGACGATCTTCCTTTAAACCTAAAAACCCATAAGAATAGGAGTGTATTCAAAGATCGTTTTAAAGTGGTTGCGGGCAACAATACTTGTTCACATACTATTGTGGCTCATATTTGTAAGGACGGTCACTATTACATACATCCTGATGTTAATCAAAACCGCTCATTAACTCCGCGTGAAGCGGCCAGATTACAGACTTTCCCTGATGATTATTTTTTTGAATCAAATGGGGTCAATCCTTCATTTTCAGCCGCATTCAGACAAATAGGTAATGCGGTTCCAGTAAAACTATCGGAAGCTATTGCTTCCGCTTTAAAGGATCTTATCCATGAAGATACCTGTTCAATTCAGGACTAAGGCCAGGTTGCTTGAACAACTTGGTGAGCAACTCATCAGAAATGAATCAATTGCATTGCTTGAGCTAATCAAAAACTCATACGACGCTGATGCTTCATTTTGCAAAATAGTTATGGAAAAACCGTGGGATACCGAAGAGGGAATGATCATTATTGAAGATGATGGTGAGGGCATGGATGACTATATAATCCGGAAAGCTTGGCTTGAGATTGGTACGGACTACAAGTCAGACCCACACAAACACACACTGCCTGAATTCACAAAAAAGTACCGCCGCAAGAGACTTGGAGAAAAGGGAATCGGACGATTTGGTGTTCATAAATTAGGTAGAGATATTACGATAATCACAAGAAAAGATAGAAAAGAATTTGTAGTTACAATCAATTGGGACCAAGTATCTAAAACAGACTATATCGAATCTCTTCCTGTATCGCTAATCCAAAGAGATCCTGAATACTTTATAGAATCCACTGGTACCAGAATTGAGATATCAAAACTGAGAAAAGCATGGGACAAACGAACTGCAAGAGATTGCGCGAGGGTAATTACATCTCTAAACTCACCTTTTGATGATGATAGCAAGTTCAGAACTGAGTTTTCTGTAAACGACAGTGATTGGTTAGAGAGATTACCCTCATTAGAGGAAATACTATCAAACAGTTTATTTTCATTTGATGTTATAATGGAGGGAGATTCAATAACTGATTTTAATTATCGGTTTGTCCCTTGGAGCACAATGGATAAAATCAATGAACGCAATGTTGACATGTCTTGCGAATGGATTCAAAAAACATGTCGGATGATAGTAAAGGAAGGGAAAAAAGAAAAACCAATTAACTTAGACGATTACAAGATAGGGAGAGTCAGATTTAAAGGCGTTATATTTGATCTTGATACACAAATATTGAACTTAATGAATATTGAAAGAACATCTTTGAAGAAGTACTTGGACCAAAATGGCGGAGTTAGGGTATACAGGGATTCAATGCGAGTTTTAGATTATGGAGAGCCAAATACAGATTGGCTCGGACTTGGAATAAGACGCGTAAATCTCCCAACAAAAAGAGTAAGTAATAACCTTATCTTGGGAGCAGTGTACCTTAACGCAGAAAACAGTACTGATTTAGTTGAAAAATCAAACCGTGAAGGTTTCATTGAGAACGATGCCTATTATACGCTAAGAAACGCTGTGTTGTATGCGCTTGATAAGGTTGAATCACAGCGGCAAATAGATAAAGACTCAATCAGAACAACATACAAAAGTAAAACAAAAACTGAACCTGTTATTGCATCAGTCAGTGAGTTAGAAGAGTTAATAGAAAAGCAAATTGTCGAGCCCAACGTTAAGAAACAGATTTATATGTACTTGGATAGAATTCGAACTGAATATGAGCATATCAAAGACACTCTAATGAAAAGTGCTGGTGCCGGATTGGCTATGTTTACAGTTCTTCATCAAGTGGAAAAGATCATCAAAGAGCTTATAGCCATGAGTCAAAAAGTTGCTTCTAACTACGTGCTTGAGAATAAACTAAAATTATTATCGAGTTTAGTTGAGGGGTACAGTATAATAGTAAGAAAGACTGATATCAAGAAGCAAAATATGAACAGAATAGTTAAACGGTGTCTTGACAGTATAAGATTTAGAATTGATAGTCATGATATACAGGTTGTAAACATGGTTGATCACGATTCGCCAGATTGGTTTGCTAAGTGCTCAGAAAATCATGTGATGAATGCAATGATTTGCGTAATTGACAATTCACTATGGTGGCTTGATTATTCAAGGCAGAAGCAGAAGAAGATATTTATTGACATTATAGATGACCCAGATGGATTTATCAGCGTAATTATTGCTGATAACGGTTGCGGCTTTTCATTACCCCAAGATATGATGATAAAGCCTTTTGTATCAGATAAACCTGAAGGTACTGGCATTGGGCTCCATCTAACGGATATGTTAATGAAGGCACAGGGAGGAAAGCTAATGTTCCCTGAGTTTAACAATTATGATATACCGAGCGAATTCTCAAAAGGTGCGCTTATTCAGTTAGCTTTCAGGGAGGAGTAAAGATGAATTTATCAAGTAGCGGCAGGATAGTGATCATTGATGACAAGTTAGAGGAAGTAATGCCTCTGATTGAATCTCTTTCACAAATGGGGGCTCCATATTTTTACTTCTCAGGGAATGAGGATCAATTGCCAAAGTCACCCATGAAAGGAATAAGAATAGTGTTTTTAGATATTGAACTCGACGGATTTGCGGGAATAAATGACAAAAGTAAAGCCTCAGCAGTTGCCAATGTACTAAGTAAGGTAATATCTAAGCAGAATGGACCCTTTACGGTTGTATTTTGGACTAAACACCGAGAGATCACACAAGATGTAATCCACTATTGCAAGATAGCTGGGATTATGCCTATAACTAACTTAGAATTAGATAAGTTAGAGTGCATGAAAAATATGTATAAAGGTCTTCCTGATGTTATTGACGAGAAACTCAAAGAAATCGGCGCTCTACTGTTGCTGATACAGTGGGATAATCTAGTTCACAAATCAAGCACGGAATTCTTTTTTGACTTTTCAAGCTTAGTTCCAGCAGATGAGGATTGGTCAAAAAACATATCTGGTATATTGTGTACAATGGCAGAAGCTGAATTGGGTAAAAAAGTTTCGAATAATGACTACAAATCTAAGGCAGCATCAAGATTGCTGAATCAGAGTTTTTCTGACATCTTACAAAAGAATACAGATAACGATCTAGCCTGTCCAGAAGGCTTTGAGTTACGAAATCAGCTTCTTCAATCGGATATAATAGCCAAGATAAATAACTGGCTGTTCTTGGATAAAAGTAACCAAGATTCAGTAAGAACAGGTGATGTCATGAAGTGTGAAAATGATTGTTACATTACAGCGGTTAAAAAATCTTTTGAGTTAGCACAAGGTGTTAAAGTTATAAGCCCTATAGATGTCGTAATTACATCTGAGTGTGACATAGTGTGTGACAAGACATTAAAGGATAAAGACGAAAAAACATTGCATCGTGTGTTGAAGGGTTTAATCCTTCAATCTGATTCAAAACTGAAGAGCAGCCAATATATAGAAAGTTTTGGGCCATTTTATCATGAAAATAAGGTTGTAATGGTATACCTCCATATGGGGGCAACTACCCTTGTCTCGGAGAGCAACTTAGGAGAACGTGTATTTCGCATTCGAAGAGCTCTTATACATGATATCCAAGCTAAAAATTCATGTTATCTGAATAGGATTGGTAACGGTATTATCCGGGATAGATAATACAAAAAAGAAAAACATCCTATATTCTACTGTGTTATAAATGAGTATAGCTTATCTTGCTTACAATCTGTTAGTGTTTGGAGTATTCATAAAATGCGAGATTTTATCCTTTAGTTTGCTTAGATCTTTTCCTTCAGTTTCGCATTCCCACACCTCAAGGATATCCCATCCCAACTTCTTAAGCTTCTCTTTATTCTGATTATCCCGCTGAACATTTCTAAGAATTTTTTCCTTCCAAAACTCCTGATTGGTTTTTGGATAGTGAAACTCATTACAATCGTGCATATGCCAAAAGCATCCATTCACTAATATCAGTTTCATATATTTTCTAAAAACAATATCAGGTTTTCCTGGAAGTGCAGCATCATGAAGTCGATATCTATACCCCATTGAATATAGAAGTCTCCGCACAACCATTTCTGGCAGTGTATTCTTACTTCTAATATGTTGCATGTTTTTCCTGCGTTTTGCAGCAGAAATTCTATCCATTAAGCTATGCAGCTCTCCATGAAGCAATCCAGAAATTCATCATTAACGCCCCTGATTTTCCGTCTTTGACATAGGGAAAAAAGCTCTTCAACTGCCCCGTAAGACATAAATCTGGTGTTCATATCCATAAACTGTTTATGGGATCTCAACTATTTTTTCAAATCGTATCACCATTTTTTCAAATCGGCAGTTTTATGGGTTTGCGATATCACGATTTTTTCAAACGAGTATCACGATTATTGCAAATCATCTTATCACTTCT